GCTTGTCGGCCAATTCATCGTAATTTAACTCGTCCATTTTACTTTCTCCTGTAATAATTTTCTCGGATTGTATTTTCTGCGTTTCACCCCGTTTCTCATCCGCTTTTGCCGCAGGCGCTTCGTCGCCCGCCTCTGGCAATACCGATTTGATCGCCGGGACATCATCTACCAACGCGCGCAGCGCCTGCACACCGAGTGTACGCGGCTCCGCTGGCGTTGGAGTCAGGCTAAACTCAGCAACCGGCCAGGATGTGATCACCCCACCATTGCGTTCTACCAGATGGCCAACCGCGCCCGATGACCAGCCCAACTTGTTTTGCTGTGCCAGCTCGCGTATGGCCTCAATATATTGACGGTACTGTTCATGTGCATCTAACTGCGCCTCGATCCAGAGTCCGATATCATCACGGTTGGCCTTGACCACCCGCCCCAACACGGATTTGCCGAGGTGATCATCCATGCCGTGTTGGTACAGCACCGGCGGGTTCGGCGTGATGCGATCCAGCCACAGATCGGTCTCCGGCGTGAACGTGTCGCCGTCCAGATCGACACCGCCCCAGACCACGCCGTACCCGGCAACAATCATGCTGCCGTCCTTGTCGCTTTTGATCTGCACCGCCTTCGGCTGCTGCATCCCGGCGATGCCCCACAGATATGGCGGGATATCAGCATCATCAACGCCATTGTCTCGGTACAAGCCGATCAGCTTTTTGGCCGCCTTGCGCCGCTCATCCGGCGGAAGCTCCACCCGCTGGCCCCGGAAACCCGGGCCGAGCGCAGCAGCGGCACGCCCGAGTTGCGCAACTGTGACTTTTCCGGGTGTTTCCTCGATGCGCAGTTTCCATGTTGAGGGAGATTCGGGGTCTGGAACGTACAGGTAGGCATCAGCTGTGAATTCTTCCCCGCCCTCGGTCTTCGTTATTACTTTCACCTCATCCATATTTCACCTCTCAAGTGCCTTCTTTACGACGCTGATCATGTTATCTTGCAGAACACCACTGTCAATGGTGCGCTGCATCGCAACCTCATCTGTTATCCAGCCAGTATCAGCGTGGTACGGCTGTTGTTTATCACGCCCCTGCACATATGGAGCATATGTCACCCGCGTGCCAACGATCACGCGCCATGGCTGATTATACTCCACTGCCCAGGATGCCTGTAGCCTCTGACTCATCGGATCAGTCGTACGTTTGTACGGCCCAAGATTTTTGCGCAGCACATACAGCACGTAAAACCGCTGCCGTTGCGATGCCCATCTGAGCGGATATGACGGCTTGCCAGGATAGCGTACCAGGTAGCTGCGTATCACCTCGCCGGTCGCCGTCAGCGCCGGTTTGATGGTATCGGCCACCGCCCTGGCCGTGGCAAAACGGTCGAGCGCCTTCATCAACCTGTCGAGCCCTTCAATCCTCATTTTGCCCTCTTTAGACTGGTCGTGCAGCGGCAGTTGACGTGGGCTGGTGGGCCATCACTTAGATCGGACGGCCAGTTATCCTCTGGCTCACCATCCAGCGGTGCACAGATCGGACAAACCCTATCATCGTTGTTGGTGTTCCACACTTTCACCATCGCAATGCCAGCATCGGACAGCATCTGCTGATATTCATTCGTGGCCATCGAGTAAGCCCGCGTCACCTCGGTAGTGGCTATCATCCCGGCACGCACATCGCCAAATGCGGGCTCTAACATGGCCACTAGATCGTCACGAGTCATGCCTGGCGTGCTCACAAACTGTTCCACAGCCTGTTTTACCACATCCCGCGTGGTATCCGTGAGTTTCGATACCAGATCGTAGGTGTATTGAGTTGCCCAGTCCAGTGCCCGCTGGTTGATCACAGCCGGTTCATAGATCACGACTGTGTCCAGTGAGTTGGCGAGTATGCGCCGATATGCGATATCGGTTAGTTGACGGGCCAGCGCCATGACCAGTGCATCGCGCATTTCGCTCACGATGGCATCTGTGGCCTCGCCTGCGGCTATGGCAGCAGCAACACGGGGATGATATTCCGAGAGGATACCTCGGACGCCTCGCTGCATTTTGTTGATGTCAGAGCCGATCTCATCATCAATTGATTTTAGCGGGAATGGATCATAGCCACCGGCAATGGCCAGGTTCACAAACTGCTCGATATGAGGCGGCAAAACCTCACACTTGAACGTCCTGCCAGGATGTTTGCGCACCACCTCACGCCACTGGCGCAGCTCTGCCAGGCGCGCCTTCTGCACTGCCACCTCGGTCACATCTGCGGCTGGCTGAGTGTCGGGATATGCCTCAAGCCCCATCCACTGCCTGGCTTCATCAATCGTCATGATCCCGGCGCCGACCAGATTGACCACCGAGCCCGCCTTGGCAGACTCATCCTGCTGGAAAATCTCCATCTGCTCAGGATGGAAGGATAGTTTCAGGCCCATTTTGCTCAGCAGTTGCTTGTTGATCTCACTCTCGATCAACTGGCATTCCGGCAAAACGGTTTCGCTGTAGAACGAACGCCGGTGCTCAGCCGCAGTTGCATAGTTGGCGGCATCCTCCATCATGGTTTGCGGGATGCCGAGTGCTGCGCAAATTTGGTTGCGCACCTCACCGAACAGTGTCTCGATGTCCATCTGATCAAGCGGGTAGCCAACCTGAACCGGCTTGACTCCCGCTCGCACCGCGGCAGCGCTGAACGCGTTGCGCACGCCAGACAACAGTCGCCGCCACCACGCCTCGAGCCGTTTCAGATCGGCCTCCGGCGGGCTGCCCTCTACTGTGAGGAGCGTTGCGCCGATCGCCCCCCGTTCAAAAAACATGGTGATGAACCGGTTAGCATTGTAGGCGATGCCGGATGCCTCGAGTGCCGCCTGGACTGGCGATGGCCCGGGAGCCACCTCAGCATGGGGGTTGTAGCGCCAGAAATATACTACATCATCCAACGTGAGCTTGATTGAGCCTCCGCCCAGGTTGCGCTCGAATCCAGTTAGACCATTTGTACTGTCCACCAGCGGCCGAATAGACTGCGGTGCCAGCCAACGCAGGTTCAAAATGCGCCTGGCGCTGCGCTCGATAAACAGATAGGCGTAGCCGTAGATGGTGAGCGCAGCCTCGATGTTTCGAAACAAGTTGGGCAAGTCGCTAAATACCTCGACCGTATTCCCATTGCGATCCGTGATATCATACGGCACCGTCGCCACCGACATGGCGCGCAGATCGACGGCTCGGTATAGCCAGGGGACGGCGGACGCCAGCGTGCGTTCCGATACACGGCTATAGTCGTCGATGCCGAAAAGTGCATCTAGCTCACTCGTTTTCAGATTATGGTCAATCGTTAGTATCTTCATCGCCGTACCATACAAATACCGATCTAGTCTGTCCTATTGTCGCAAATGCACCGCTGGTGGCATCAACAATGTCATCATGTTCAGACTCCGGGAATGCACATATCTCATCCAGCCATGCCTGGTTCCACGCACCGCGCATCAGTTTCACTTTGCCCTGTTCGGCCCTGGCCAACCATGCGTTTGCTCGAGTTATTTTATCACCGACGGGCTGGATGCCGCGGACGGCAATGCTCGCCAATGCAGGCTCGGCAAGGAGTAGGTCTAGTAGACCTTTTTGCACCCCAGCGGTTTCTATGGATTGTTGCACATCGGCACCATCGGCAAGTGCAGTCTGTGTGATCATCCGGAGCAGTGCTGGCCACTCCAACCGGTCATGTACCATGTCGAGGACATATGCATTGCCATCATCATCGAGGCCCACTCTAACCCCGGCCGAGTAGTCGCCAGACGTTTTCTGTGTCGCCGCCAGGTCCCAGTGCCTTGCCTGGACAACCAGCGGCGGATGGCTGTCCACAATCTCGAACCACTCGCGACGAAACATGGTACCGGCGAGCTGGACAAACTCAGCAAGATACTCCTGGCGAAACACCAGCGCCGGGAGCGAGCGCCGCGCTGCCTCGATCTCGGCCCGGTCTAGAAATGGATTGGCAGATGACGGCAGTTGCCATGACTGCCAGTCCTGGTCATGGTCTGCCATCTGATACAGTTTATAGAAATAGTTTACACCCCTCGGCGTGCTAATAAAAACGGCGCGGCCCCTGCGATCGGTCAACGCTGGCCGCAACTCCTGCTCCCAGAGGCGCTCGAGATCACGGATGTATGCCGCCTCGTCCACGACAACCAGACTGGCGCCCTCACCCCGAATGCCGCCCTCGCTGTCTGCAGAGTAAACCGCCAGCCAGCCGCTGTTTTTGGCAGTGATCCGGTGCTCGGCGCGGTGGATCGAGCATACCGGCATCTGCTCGGTAAGCTCCTCAAACAATCGCCAGCCGATCATCGCTTTGTCGAACGATGGCGCAACCCACATCACTGACCCACCCTGCAACATCTCAGCAATCGAAACCAAAACAGCCAATCGCGTCTTGCCAAAACGCCTGCCACAACTAATCACTTTGAACCGCGCCGGGCTCGCCACGATCTCAGCCTGGGCGCGATGGAGCGGAGGTAGAGTTACACTGATAGCCGGTTTGCGCATGTCAATAGCAATTGCCATTGTTAGAACAATTATACCATAATCGTCAAGAGCCTGCCTCGAAAAGCGGCTCAATATGGCTGGATAAAACGCCCTTCTTGGCATATTCGAGCGTGATCACGGCGCAGC